CGTACTTTGCTCATGGAATTACCCCTGCTGATTAAATTCATTACCTTTAATAACCCCGGAACTCATGTCCATATCTTTCATGAGCGCACTGGCTTTCATTGCCACAAGTTCAGCAAAGTCTCTGCTTTCCGCGAGCATAACCCCCCCCCAAAAATCATGGCAGGTCCATCACCTTTCTGCTTTATCCCGGTTGAACGTATGTCCAGACTTACCCCCATGCGCACTGTTCCATCCGCGTTTTTATGGATAACGTGCTCCTTGTATTCGAAAATAATGCGTACGACTTTACTCATCCTCTGGTCCTCGTTTTGTTCGGATAACTGACCCGGCGTCTGACCTGATGACAGAGCCGAACCATGAAGCAACTTCATACTTCCCAGTAAACCGTGCATCCGCTTATACGGGTGGCCTTCACACGGCGGCGCAGGCCGTTGGTCTTAACGGTGATTTCAATTTCACCGGTTCCCTTAACTTCGTTTACCGGCGGCGTGGTTTTCAGTGCAAAACGTTGCGGGTAGCGTTTGCTGCGCTCCAGTACCGCACCAGCAAGTTCAGTCAGGCGGCGGGCGTTATTCAGTGAATCAAACAAATTCATAGGGAACTCCGGTTGTATCAGTAATGGATTCATGCGCAATGCAGCCAGCTCTGACAGGAAGCCTCGATTAACTTTACCCATCCCCGGAATTTTTCGGGTTTCGCCACGCATGATTGCACGAAGAATGGAGTAACCGTGTCGCCACCCCTGGCGATAATCATCCATAATCAGAAAACCAAAGCGCAGGCTTTCCCATACATCCACATCAAAGCATTCATGATTAAAACGGCGTCTGATGGAATCAAGTTGCATGTCTGCATACCACTGATACAGGTCTATATACAGAAAACACACACCATCACCGATCATCAATTCATAGATATAATCACGAACCTCACAGCCATTGTCGTTAAACTCTCGAAAGCTGTGGAGAACATTGATTTCCTGCTGTATCTGCGTATTCATATAACACCTCGTTTAGCTGATTCGTTTTGCACCGATAAAACGACAAATATTGCTGTAAGCTTCTTTCGCACCTTCACGATCAAGTCCTGCCGATATTGCCATTCTGGTGCGATCATTAAATTCAAAAAGTAAATCGCCACATTCTTCACTGTCAGACACGGAGACTGCTTTGACGTTATCGAAATTCACCAGGTGAAAGCGTCCGTAAATATCAGGAATATTAAATGCAATCATAATCACACCTGTGAGAGTAATTCAGGGTTGGCATAAACCTCTTTAAAGGCCGCATTAATATGTTTTTCTGTCAGTGCCGCACCTTCACCGCTGGCGGTGATCCACGCCTGGTTAAGCGTATGCGTCAGAACGCGTAATGCCCCCGGTTTTTCAGCGATAGCCTGCATGACAGCCAGCTCGGCCTCACCACTAATCCCCCATGCCCTGGCAATAGCCAGCACATCCGCTTTTTTGGCCTTGCGTAGTTGTTTTGTACGGGCAAGACGGCTGAACAGGCGAGATAAATCATCAACGGCGCGGCGTCCGCCTTTAAACAGCCCCTTTGGGTTACCAATAAGCACCATCCCGACCCCTGTGGCGTCCTGGATTGCCCGGAGTTGCTCCAGACCGTCAATACCAAGATGATCAGCCTCATCAACAATCACCAGTCCGCGCTTTCCCATCAGGCGACGGCGGATGGCGCGGGATAATGCCCCTTTGTTCGCGCGGGTGTAATCAATCCCCAGTTCCTCTGCCAGCTCCAGCAGACACTCCGTGACGCTGGAGTGCGCGGGTGACAGGGTGATCATCCAGGTGTTCGGTTGCTCCTGGCAGTAATTACGGGCGGTGGCCGTTTTACCCACACCCGGCACGCCCACTATGACGTTAATACAGCCCATCAGGCGAACCGCCTGAAACAGTGCGCGCAGCTCCTGGACTGTCTGCGTTTCCACAAACTGTGGCAGCTCGGACAGTGCGCTTTGTTTATTCCAGTTTTCATACCAGGAAAGCATGGCCGCCGTTATAGCATCATTGTCTCCTTTATATTTCCCTTTGCGGAAAGCCGATAATGTGCCGTCGGAAATTCCCGCCTCCCTGGCGATGGCATACTGCGTCAGTACGCCGCCATCAATAAGTTCATCTATGGTCTTGATTACATCGTTAATATCAGTCATATTATTTACCTCGCTTGAGACAGCATTCTCCGAGACTGAAACCCAAATAACCTGAGTTACCCCTCGGGTTATTTTTTTATTTCAGGCCAGCGGGTCATTTTCTTTTAATTTCGCTTCAAGCAGCTGTAATCCCCGCTGGAAATTACGCTCGTATTCTTCGTCAGGTTCATCATCAATCGCTGGCTGCTGAACGGCCACCGTATTACCCATAGGGCGGTATATGTTTTCCAGCCATGGCTCCTGCGGCTTGTGCTCCAGCACGTTGATAACCTCATCCTCGGCATCACGAATTTTTTCCTCTGCGCGTTTACGCATGCCTTTAAGACGCTGCTGCTGTTTGTAGTATTCCGCGCTGACCGGGAAGGCTTCGCGTTTATTGCCGTCCCATACCGCCTCGCAAATCACGCTGCCATCCAGGCGACGCACGGTAATTCGTTCGGCATCATGAATGTCATAGCTGATAAGCACTTTGCGGCCATGTTCATCACGCAGCTCGGGCGCGTAGTAAATATTATTCAGCCAGCGTATTTCACAGCGTCTTACAGGGCGTTCCACCATCGGCCGGAACATGTCCCGCAATTCCACATCGGACAGCCATTCAATTTCCGTGTCCTCTTCCGCCAGGCGTTTTTTTCTGAACTCCGCCGGGCTGTAATGTTTACCGTTCGGCTTCATGGGTAATTCATCGTGCGGCCGGTTGTTGTACCACTCAACACCGTCACGAATGGCATCAATCAGTTCAGACCAGGACGGTAAATCACGCATCGCTGACTGCTGCCGGGCGTTCAGCCGTTTGCCCTGTTGCAGGGCACTGAATGCCGAGCGTAAATCGCGGTTGGTTTTACGTAACGTCTCGCGATCTGCTCCTTTCCCGAAATAGGTGCGGTATTTACGGGCTATGCGCATCGGTAATGTGCGGTTAAGCCGTTCGATAATGCCCCGTCCCTGCGGATTACCGGCAATCCCTGTCGGGTGATTAATCCCCAGTCGTGGCAGTATCCCCACAATCTCCTTATCCAGGACGTCGGCGGTTTCCCCGGAGCCATTATCCGAGTAATACAGAAACGGTTTGCCATGATGGCGAATACCGTGCTGTATGGCACCGGCTACGGCGAAAACATTTTCAGCCAGGTCAAGGCTCCAGCCCACCACAAAGCGCGTGCCACCGTCGATAACAAAGGTCACTTCCGGTGCGAATGGCCGCCCGTGAACCGGGTGCGCGCATTTCAGCTTCATGCCGTGACCGTCACCAATCCAGACATAATTCACCGGCATTCTGGACCAGTCGCGGCGCGTGAATCCCTCAAGCTGACGGTATTCACTGCCAGTTACCCGGCCTTTTTGTTTCACCACTTCCGGCAGTTTCTTCATTGCGCGGCGAATGGTGTCATAAGAGGGCATGATATCGAGCATATAAGGCTCATCAGCGTGCCGGTGCTGCCATTCAGCAACAAAATCCTCGTAAGCCTCGGTCATTGGTCGGCCGTTTGACTGGCGATACTGCGCCAGAAATTCGGGCAGCCAGTTAATATCTTCGGCTTTTATTTCCTGGCGTTTACCCGGTGCCAGTAAAAGCAGGCGTTCAGCGGCGTTCTGTGCCTTGTTAAAGGCCGCAATCCAGCGTTTCAGCGTGATTTCACTCAACGCGCGGCTGTTTCCCTTTTTGGCGTTCGCCGTCTCAACCATTGCCACAATGCGCTCGTCCAGTTGTGATCGTGCCAGGCTGTTAACGAGGAACCGGATAGCCTTAGCGCAACTAAAGCCGGGTTGTTGCGCGATTTTCAGCACCTCGCTGACGATCGCTATTCGTGCCTCTGCCACTTTACGTTGGTTTTCAGTCAGGGCATTGAGGCGTTCGACCATCAGTTGGGGTGATCCGCGATATGCCTCCACCGCATCAACCACGGCAGGTGAGCGTCTGGCCTTTGTCACCACCGGAGCCGGTGATTCATCGGCTTTTTGCGTCATCAGTTGCAGGGCGTAGCGTTCACGTAATGCCTGCTGCGTCACTTCAGGTAAACAGTCGATGCTGTATTCAGTTGCTTTAGAGCCTGAGCGACGACGGGAACAACAGCTTTTCCCTTGTACGTAACGTTGTAATGCCTGGCGAATACCTTTTGTTGTAGCAGGCATTCCGGGCGCGCCAATCAGTTCTTTTGCAATGACATACATATCATGACGCCTTTCTCATATAGCTCTTAACCTGGTATCGACTGGGCCAGATTTCTTCAGGTGATACCCCAAGAGCATCAGCAATTATTTGCTGATACGGTCGGCAAGGAGTACGTAATACGCTTTTCAGCGAATCCCTGCTGTAACCAGCCTTTAAAGATAAAGAGCGCAGTGATAAGCCAGCCATGTGTAAGCGCGCCTTGATGATTTCAGGCGGCCAATCGTGATCTGAAACTTCTCTTCTACTCATACTTCCTCTATTCTAAAAAGTTACCCGCGCGGATATTCGTGCGGATATCTGTACGGGTAAATAATGCATCACCAAAAATACCAAATCAAGGTATTTTTGGTATTTTGGCTAATTTTTGCTTTTATCCTTATTTTTCAATTGGATAAATAGAAAGAAACCTTTCCTTAGAAAAGCACCAAGAGGTATCTTTATGTCGCAGGGAAAAGAACCTGTTATTGAACGTATTGGAATGCTTACAAAGCGCTACCCTTCAAGAAGTGCAGCTGCCAGAGCGTGGGGAATCAATATCAACACATTAAACAGCTATTTCAAGGGAGGACAAACACAACCAGCCCCCAGAGAAAGTATCCTTATACGAATTTCTGAAAGTGAAGGCGTTAGTCTTGAGTGGCTTAAAGAGGGCAAGGGTGAATTACCAAACGATATTGGTATTTATGGTAATTTTGGTTGTTCTGGTGATAAGGGAGATCAGCTTACACAGATGCTTTCATTCCTTACGAAAGACGAACGAGAACAGTTAACCAATCTCCTTGCTCGCAAAGGTGTAGAGACGGTTCTGACACTGCTGAATAAAGAAAACCAAGATTTATTACAACTAGAAGGCAGGAAGCGCCTGGCTGCGTTGATGATTGTAGATATGCCAGACGATTGCGTCAGAGAGATTTTGGAAAAAACCGAGACAAGTAGGCAATCAAATCCGGTAGAATCTAAAGCGGGTTAGTTTGGCGAGGCTGGCCCGTATGTTAGTTGCCATATAGATTTAATGAAGTTTTAAACGCTTTAAAAAGTTGAGATCGCAGTATCAAAAGTTTTGCCGATTTTAGAATAAACGATTAATTATTGCACAATCGATATCAAATAGACTTTAAGCGCTCATCCAGACATCACCTGTTTTATTTCAGTATCTTACAGGTGATTTCACCTCCTTTCACTAAAACCCTCGTTGGTATCAAATGATTCACCTGGTTACAATAAGAAAGAAGGAAACGCGGCATGACCACTATTACCAAAGATTGACTGCTGACAATCCAGCATTGGCGCGAAACATACGGACCGGGTAGCAACGTTGTGCTTCCAGCAGAAGAAGCGGAAGAGCTGGCACGGATTGCGCTGGCATCACTGGCAGCAGTATCGGATGAACGAGCAGCCTATGAATTATTTATGGAGAAGCGTTTCGGAGAATCTGTAGATCGCCGCAGAGCAAAAAATGGCGATAGAGAATACATGGCATGGGATATGGCGCTTGGCTGGATTATCTGGTGTCACCGCGCCGCCATGCTTCAGGCTGGAAACTTTCGGGAAAATAAGGGGTCGTCAACCAATAATTTTCGGGAAATCTCGGAAACGTCAACCAACTATCCGGTAACTCCGGATGGTTGGATAAGCTGTAGTGAGCGAATGCCGGATGATGGTCAGCACGTAATTATTTTATGTGATGGCGCATTCGTTCTTTATGCGCAATATCGAGACGGTGAGTTTTTTGATGTAGTCCGTAATGGTGATGAATTTTTCGAAACACAGAGCCGCAATGTAACCGGCTGGATGCCGCTACCAGAACCGCCGCAGGAGGTGCGCCAATGAACTGGCCTGAAGCATTTGCAATTACAGGCGTTGCTATGGTTATCGCTTTTTTAATATATGTTATTTGTCGGTGGGGGTAAAAACGTTCGCCGGGATTCACACCAAAGGAGGGAATATGTCGGATGATATCTCACTGGCAATGGAAGGCGCTCTGGCCGTTATTGTTGTTGTGGGTGTTTACTGCCTGGTCGTGCTTTTGATGGATCGTCTGGGGAGCTGAATTCATTACGATATGGGAATTTCCATATCGGGTAAAAAGGGGGAGTAAAACGAGAGTCAAGTAGATGTATCGGTCGAAAATTGAGCAGTAAAAGGGGCGATATTAATCGCCCTTGAGTTGTATTAGTTATCATTTTGTTGCCTTGCCGGGAGTAAGTCGAGCTTGCTATTTAACTGTCCATGCCGGGCTGAAATCCACTTCCTGAAATAACTCAGTTAGCCCGCTAATTTGTTTAAGTCTCAGTACTTCATCCTGATCCATACCCAACTCAGTGCCAATGCGTTCATCTGCCCATCCCAAGCGTGAAAGATCTCTTACAATATCAGACACTGAGTCTATCTGGTGTTTCCCCCTAGCCCGGTTATGTCGAATGGTTGCGGCAATGCGTGCGGCTTGCCCTTTTCTCTCTGGATTAATACAGGCTACAGGCAGCCAGCCCCTCAGACGTTTTCCTGTAACTGATTCTCTGCCCAATAACTGACGATGAAAACCATCCACCACCAGATAATGATTCTTCTCCTCTGACACCACCACCGGTTGTGTGAAACCATCTTTTTCCAGTGACTGCTTCAGCAGTTTCTTCTCACTTGGTGCCATGACATTGGGGTTATAATCGTTGGCTACCACCTCATCCGCTTTCACCCACAGCACACAGTCTACAGGCTCCTGTGCAAAAGGACTGACTTCATGCAGTACCCTGCGCAGATGGTTAAGGGCTCGTATGGACTCTTCTTCGGGCTGTTCCCGACTGAAGTACTGACGAATCATGTTGCTTAGTACATCCATCTCAGGCGTCACAGAATCCCCCATTCTTTCCTCCTTTCCTTCATTCGTTGCAGATAACGCTCATAGTGCCGGGGTTTGTTCGGACTGAAGGAGAGGGTCCGGCACCAGAAGTCATTCTTTATGAGCGTCTTACAGATACGTCGCCAGGACGGGATATCCCGGCTCCCCAGGTCATTCTCCTGTTCATCCGGGATATCATCCGGGAAGCCCCGCGTCTGATACCAGCGCAGGTAGACTGCAATTTTGTTACGGTAATGTTCTGCTGTTCTTTCTGGCATAACATCCAGCATGAACATTGCGTAGCTGCGCCAGGTATGATGAGCCGGTTTTGTGATTCGTTTACGCAGAGCAAAATAGGCACCGCTTTCATTGGCATAAAGAGCGCCACTGGCAGCCCCTGACACTCGCTCACACATCCTGGCCCAGGTTTCCGGCTCCAGAACATGGTAAAGCCACAGCCCCTTACGCTGTTCCGGGCCAAAGGGCTCACAAACACGCATGTTGCGTAACGACACTCCGGCACGGTACATTAGGTCGTACAGGGGATTGTAGATGGCGCGGGTTCTTGAGTTATACGTCCATATATCATTTGTTTTCCAGTCATACAATGGATACATGGTGTAGTAAAAACCATCGGGTGAAGCGGTGGTCCAGGGTTTATCATCTGCATATCTCAGTTTGCGCTGAGACACCAGTCCCATAAAGCGATTGAGCGATTCATCAGCACGAACACCAGTTAGTATTCCCACTCCACATCGGTTACCGGCAAACCAGGAAGAAAATGCCGGAACAAATTCTTCAAACGTCATGGCATACCGATAAAATGGGAAATACGACATATCTGTAATAGCGTCATCTGGTGGCTGACGAACCCATTCTACACCTGGCTCCCAACATATCCATTCTGGCTGAAACTGAGAGACGCCATTTACCGTAGTCAGAGGAAGCGCTACCCAGTAAAAATTGTCTGTCACATGCCGGTACATTTCCCTCATCTTTTGGATATGATTAATCGTGCACTGATATTGGGCTTCCCAGTCAATGAATAAAACCGAAAAACGACGTTTTTTTCTACTGGCGACTTCTGCCACAAGATGGAAAAGCACAGTAGAGTCTTTGCCACCAGAAAAAGACAAGCAGACCTCATTAAACGTTTCGAACAACCATTCAATGCGATGGATTGCTGCTGACAGAACATTTTCCCCTGTGCTGATTTTTGTTATGGTTCCTGACATACAATCTTCTAATGATAAAACGGTAAAACCTATACTTATTAAGTAATATTATGTAACAATCATTTTGCATGAATGCAATATGTGATGGTCTTATACACTTTTTATCGCATTCTGGTTAAAATCATCCAGCCAGCCTGAACAACTGGCACCTGCTGTGTCACCGGAGAACCCGATGGCGCAACATATAAAATCCCACAATTCTGAAGCCGTCCCGGCCATTAAGCGGGGGCGGCATTCGCACGTATTTAAAACCCACTGGTACCAGCATCCTCCATGCACTGAAGAACAGGCCGAATGGCTGATTCAGTGTTACCGCAGGCGCGGATACGAGGTTAAGAAAGCCCTCAGCCTCAATTATCGTCACTGGATAATCTCTGTCAGGCTCCCTTATTCCGAACGTCCACCGCGTCCGTCCCGCACATTCCAGCAACGTATCTGGAGGTAACGTGCGGGTATTACTTCGACCTGTTCTGGTGCCGGAACTTGGCCTGGTGGTCCTTAAGCCCGGACGCGAATCACTGCCTGTTTTTCATTGCGGCAGGGTGCTGGTGGAGCCGGAACCGAAAAGCATGCGTGCTCTGCCGTCCGGGTTTGTACCTGCCGTTCGCCAGCCGCTGGCGGAAGATAAATCATTACTGCCATTTTTCAGCGATGAGCGGGTGATCCGTGCTGCGGGTGGCGCTGGTGTACTGTCTGACTGGTTATTACGTCACGTGAAATCCTGCCAGTGGCCACACGGCGATTATCATCACAGCGAAACCGTCATTCACCGTTACAGTACCGGCGCGATGGTGTTGTGCTGGCACTGCGACAACCACCTGCGGGAGCAGACATCTGATTCACTGGAGCTACTTGCTCAACAGAATCTGGCCGCCTGGATGATTGACGTCATCCGTCACGTAATGAATGGCGCACAGGAGCGTGAATTATCGCTGGCTGAATTATCCTGGTGGGCGGTCTGCAATCAGGTGGCTGATGCGCTTCCGGAATCTGTATTGCGTCGTTCGCTGGGATTACCGGTGGAAAAAATTCGCTCCGTATACAGTGAGAGCGACATCATACCGGGAGAGCAGACCGCCACCAGCATCCTGAAGCAGCGGACAAAAAACATAGCGCCACCGCTTCACGCCCACCAGCCACAAACCACGCCACAGGAAAAGACGGTAGTAAGCATCGCCGTTGATCCGGAGTCCCCGGAATCTTTCATGAAACGGCCTAAACGTCGTCGCTGGGTTAATGAAAAGTTCACGCGCTGGGTTAAGACGCAGCCGTGTGCATGCTGTGGAAAGCCAGCTGATGATCCGCATCACTTGATTGGCCATGGGCAGGGCGGTATGGGGACAAAATCCCACGATATTTTCACACTACCGTTGTGCCGGGAGCACCACAACGAACTTCATGCTGACCCGCTGGAGTTTGAGAAAAAGTACGGGTCCCAGGTTGAGTTAATTTTTCATTTTCTTGATCACGCCTTTGCGACTGGCGTGCTCGGGTAAAAGAGGTGACTGATGCTCATAGATTTGGTTTTACCTTACCCGCCAACGGTGAACACCTACTGGCGTCGTCGTGGCAGCACATATTTTATCTCGGAGGAGGGAAAGCGCTATCGCCGTGCTGTGGCGCTTATTGTTAACCAGCAGCGGCTGAAATTAAGCCTGTCCGGAAGGCTGGTAATCAGGATTATTGCAGAGCCACCGGATAAGCGCCGCCGTGACCTGGACAATATTCTGAAAGCGCCGCTGGATGCGCTTACGCATGCGGGGTTGTTAATGGACGATGAGCAGTTTGATGAAATCAATATTGTGCGTGGCCTGCCTGTTCCTGGCGGGCGGCTGGGGATAAAAATCACAGAACTGGAGTGCGCATGAATAACCAGTATTTACAGTTTGTTCGTGAGCAACTCATGATTGCCACTGCGGATCTCAGTGGGGCGACAAAAGGCCAGCTGGAAGCCTGGCAGGAGAATGCCCTGTTCGATACAGGGCGTTACAGACGCAAAAAAATTCGTTATCGCGATGAGGTAACCGGAAAAATGATCACGCGGGATAATCAACCGATCCCGGGTAAACAATCACTGGCGAAAGGCTCATCAATTGCGCTGGTCAGTCCGGTTGAGTTTGCAACATCATCGTGGCGGCGTGCCGTTCTGGAACTGGAAGAACATCAGAAGGCGTGGTTACTGTGGTGCTACAGTGGAAATGTTTGCTGGGAAGATCAGGTCACTATAACACAATGGGTATGGGGTGAGTTTAAAGCTCAGGCTGGTACCAGAAAAATTGCAGGGAAAACGCTGGATCGTCTGAAGAAACTGATTTGGCTGGCGGCACAGGATGTGAAGAGTGAGCTGGCAGGGCGTGAGACCTATGAACATCAGGAGTTAGCGGTGTTCATAGGAGTTGCTAAATCTACATGGACAAAAACACACAGGCCTCACTGGTTGGCTATGCGGGGTAGTGCAGAGATGCTGGACAGGGATGCTCTTATTTCAGTAATGCGGGTACGTTCACGGCAAAAGTCGATTAATTTAGAACCATATCTTGCAAAATAGAACTGAAGAGCATATATTCCGTGTAAATCTGATATTTTGCAGATTTTGTTCGCGATGGCAAAGTAAGCAAACCCCGCCGCCGAGCGGGTTTTTTGTTGGCTTAACAGGTTATAATGTACAGTGCGAAACTGCCTGTTCAGCAGAATCATAGAGTGTTGACTGATACTGTCGCTGTACCCTGATGGGACTTGTGAGACTTCCGAACTGGAAGCCAGGAGTAGCAATAAGGTGATGACAAGCCTGCTGCCCTGTGTAAAAGGCACCTTAATGGTGCCTTTGTCGTTTTTATCAAAAGATCCCCGCCACTGGCGGGGTTTTTTTTCCCCGA